AGTTGACCGGATCGGCGAACTATTTTCACGCTGGCAAGGCGCTGGGCGTAGATTTCATCATGGAGCCGGACCTGGTGGCCACGCCCCAGTACGCTGCCATGACGGCTGGCTGGTTTTGGGACACCCAGAAGTTGAATGGCCTGGCAGAAACCAGCAACAATTTGGCGCTCACACGAAAAATCAACGGCGGCACGATTGGTTTGGACGACCGCATCTTGCATACTACCCATGCTTTGGCAGTCATCGACGGTTCCGTCCTTGCCTGAAACTTTTACCGGACACGCATATGACACCCGAACTGCAAAAGTACTACGAAGACCGTTTTGATCTGTTTTCCCAGCAAGGCTGGCTTGATCTGATGGAAGACGTCGAAGTAATGTTGGAGGCAATGAACAATGTCTCTACCATTGCCGATGAAAAAAGTCTACAATTTCGCAAAGGCGAGATTTCTATCCTGACTTGGCTGAAAACCCTGAAAGGGGTCAGCGAACGAGCATACGAGGATTTGAATGAAAAGAATGTATGAATTTGCCTGCGATTGCGGGCAGCGCACAGAGACTCTGGTTGGTTATGAGACTACCAGCGTGCTGTGTGGGTGCGGGGGGTTCGCCCACCGCATCGTAAGCGCACCGAAGTTCAACCTTGAAGGTTGGTCTGGGCACTTTCCCTCCGCTTACGGACGGTTTGAGCACAGGCACACTGAGAAGCTGAACGCCGAGCGCAAAGCCAACTCATAAGCGCCCAGCGCCGAGTTGATTATCCTACAACCATTTTGGCAGGAACATAAATATGTTGATTGACAATGAATCTGAGCCGCTAGGCGAACTCGAAATTGAAGAAGCGAAGACACCGGCGCAAGAACTTCCTGAGAAATACAGGGCCAAAAGTCTTGAAGAAGTCGTGCGGATGCACCAAGAGGCTGAAAAGCTGATTGGCAAGCAGGCCCAAGAGGTCGGCGAGGTCCGTAAATTAGCTGACGAGTTGCTCAAGCAGAACCTCAGTTCTAAGCAGCAGCGTATTCAGGAGGAAGAACCTGAAGTTGACTTTTTTGAGAACCCTCAAAAAGCAGTTCAAGCAACGATTGATAAGCATCCAGATGTTCTCGCGGCGCGCCAAGCGGGCCAAGACTTCAAACGGATGCAGATTCAGCAAAAGCTGGCGCAAGACCATCCCGACTACGCACAGATAGCCGGTGATGCTGAGTTCCAAAACTGGGTGAAATCTTCACCCGTGCGTTTGGGCCTCTACGCAAAAGCCGATGGTGAATTTGACTATGATTCGGCCAATGAACTGTTGTCCACCTTCAAGCAGCTTCGCGGCGTCAAGGCCAAGGAATCCGACCAGGCAAATACTGCTGTGCGGACCAAAAGCATGAAAGCTGCGCAAGTTGACGTAGGCGGCTCTGGCGAGAGTTCAAAACGAGTCTACCGACGAGCCGACCTCATTCGTCTCAAGATGACAGACCCGGCAAGGTACGAAACACTGAGTGATGAAATCATGCAGGCGTACTCTGAAGGGCGTGTTCGATAATTTAACTCTGGAGCTTTTAACATGGCAAACCAAGCATTTTCCCCAACCAATTCGGTAACCACCACCTCCGCAGCAGCCTTTATTCCAGAAATTTGGAGTGATGAAATTGTTGCCTCTTACAAGAAAAACCTCGTCTTGGCCAACTTGGTCAAGAAGATGTCTTTCAAAGGCAAGAAGGGTGATACCGTCAACATCCCTAGCCCAGCGCGTGGCAACGCTTCGCTCAAAGCCGCAACTGATGCTGTGACTTTGATCGCCAACAGCGAAACCAACATTCAAGTGTTGATCAACCAACACTACGAATACAGCCGCTTGATCGAAGACATCGTCGAAGTGCAAGCTCTGACATCGCTGCGTTCTTTCTACACAGAAGACGCTGGCTATGCCTTGGCTCGTCGCATCGACACTGACTTGGTTCGCTTGGGCCGCGCTTTCAACGGCGCTACCGTGGGCACCAACGACTACGCGACCAGCAACACCAGCACCAAGGCTTTCGTTGGCTCTGACGGCACTACCGCCTACAACAGCACGACCTCCAACGCTGCCGCACTGACTGATGCTGCTATCCGCCGCACCATCCAGCGCCTGGACGACAACGACATCCCTATGGACGGTCGTTTCTTCCTGATCCCTCCTTCGAGCCGCAACACCCTGATGGGTCTGGCCCGTTACACTGAGCAGGCATTCGTCGGCAACGGCGACGCCATCCGCAACGGTGAAATCGGTCAGCTCTACGGTATGGCCGTGTTCGCTACTTCCAACGCCGACACCGGCGCTGGTAACAGCGGCGCTGACCGTATCTGCTTGATGGGCCACCGCGATTCGATGGTGTTGGTTGAGCAGATCGGCATCCGTTCGCAGACTCAGTACAAGCAGGAATACCTCGGTACCCTGTTCACTGCTGACACTCTGTACGGTGTGAAGGCTCTGCGTACCAACGCCACCAGCACTGCTTCTGACGCATCTGCTGCCTTCGCTTTGGCTGTACCAGCCTAATGAATAGCCCCCGGTCACAAGCCGGGGGCATCTTTTAAAGGAGATTCAAATGGCTGCTGCATCCGCAATTACTTCCCGTCGCGGGAATGACTCATTCCGAGGTCTGTTCACAGACACTTGGGCTGTTACCTGCACTTTGGATTCGGCCTCTGTGGCTGACCAAGCTGCGGCTACCGACACTGTGACTATCCCGGGTGTTGCCTTGGGTGACATGGTAATCGGCATGTCGGCTGGCGTGAGCGAGGCAGGCGTTGTTCGCCGCGCCTACGTTTCTGCCGCCAACACGGTCACAATCGCCACCACAAATACTACCGGCGGCGCGGTTGACTTAGGCTCTACAACCATTGATTTGGTCATTGCCCGCATGCTCTAAACGACAGGGGGCCATGTGCCCCCTTTCTACAGAAAGAAAATCATGGCTACATATCGTTGTTTGGCAAGTGGTAATACGGTGACGTTCACTTTGCAGCACGACATCGACTCGATGCGCGGTCACGGCGGCTACGTTCGGGTGGATGAGGATCAAGTTCAAGAGTCGGTCAAAGAACTGCCTTTGACAGCGCCTGAAAAGCGCATGGGACGCCCCCGCAAGGTGGCACCAACTGAAGTAACCATCTAAGGAGCACATCATGCCAATGGTCGGAACAAAGAAGTTTGCCTACACACCCAAGGGCAAAAAAGAAGCCAAAGAGATGTCGATGAAGACGGGCAAGCCCGTCAAGTCCATGCCTGTTCGCGGTGCTCGCACGGCGACCAACAAAGCCAAGAAAGGCTACTGATGTCCACCTTTCAACTTGACCCAAACAATGTTCCGCTTGGCATCCCGAGCTTGGGTGTCACGCAGGTCTTTACCGTCACCAACTCCAGCGTTCAATCGACTGCATTTGGCGCAAACACCACCATGATTCGTGTGGCTTGTTCGTTGGGCCATTGCCACGTTGCGATTGGCGCAAACCCAACTGCAAACCTTACGACATCAGCCATGATGCCCAATAACTGGTGTGAGATTATTCGGGTTAGCCCAGGTCAAAAGATTGCGGTTATTAAAGACGCTGGAGTCACTGCGGCGACGCTTTCTGTGACGGAGTTGATATGAAAACTAAAGCCGAAAAGAAGATCAGCAAGGTCATGCGCGAGTTCAAAGCTGGTGAGCTGAACTCGGGCAAGGGCGGGCCTATCGTCAAGTCCAAGAAGCAGGCAGTGGCGATTGCCCTGTCGCAAGCTGGTAAGGCGAAGAAAAAATGAAGCCCGGCCTCTACGCCAACATCGCAGCCAAGAAAGAGCGCATCAAAGCGGGTTCTGGCGAGAAGATGCGCAAGCCCGGCACCAAGGGTGCCCCAACCGCTGCGGCCTTCAAGGCTGCGGCTAAGACGGCGAAAAAGAAATGAAAACGCCCGCCTGGCAACGCAAAGAAGGACAATCCAAGACCGGAGGCTTGAACGCCAAGGGTCGGGCGTCTTATAATGCGTCAACCGGGGGCGATCTCAAAGCTCCCGTGAAGTCGGGCGACAACCCTCGTAGGGCCTCCTTCTTAGCACGCATGGGCAATATGCCCGGGCCTGAAATGAAAGACGGAAAGCCGACCCGGCTACTCTTGTCTCTGAAGGCTTGGGGCGCATCGTCCAAAGAGGACGCTAAGGCGAAAGCCAAAGCGATCTCAGCCAGGAACAAGAAATGAGACCCATATCTGTCGGCATCAATCCCACTGCTGGGACGACCACCACGGTCTACACCGTGCCGACGGGTTACTACGCGCTTTTCAATCTGTTGTACGTCCACAACACTGGTGGAAACACTAAGAATCTTACGGTGCAATGGTATGACGCCAGTGCAGCAGCTTCCATTGACATCTTGACGGAAGTGCCCTACTCCTCAAAAACGTACACGCAATTCGACAACGCTTATGTCGTTTTTGAAGAAGGCGACCAACTGCGCATTACGCCAGAGGCTGCCAGCTCGTTTGCGATCATCGCAACCTTTGAACAAATCGGATTGACACGCCAATGACCTACCTCGAACTTGTCAATGATGTTCTGGTGCGCTTGCGCGAGGAACAAGTCTCCACAGTCAACGAGACATCGTATTCCAGTCTGATCGGCAAGTTTGTCAACGATGCCAAACGTCAGATTGAGGACGCCTACGCATGGAACGTGCTGGGCCAGACGGTCACCATCACTACGACTGCGGGCACTTACATATACTCTTTGACGGGTGCTGGCCAGAAGTTTCAAGTCATGGATGTGATCAACGTCACATCAAATGTCGGAATGCGCAACATCAGTTTTGTGGAGATGAACCG